CTGCTTATACAGCTTATCATTAGCATCCATATCTTCTGTAGGAAAATGTCTCTGCACATTTACTCCCGGAACAAATGGCCATTTATGGTGTCTGCAATTTATTCCAAGAATCCCATCCGGTTCACCATAACTGGATGAATTCCAGGGATAATATTGAATCTTCTTTCCGTACAGATCTTCCGTGTAGCCACTCCCATTATTCAGGTCAAATATCTTGCCTTGGTCCTTTGCGCATTTGGGGCGTGCACCGGAATGACTGTCAATCTGTATCAAGTGACACCCGGCATCTCGTATCCTGGCGTCCTGAACTTCCTCGGCTGTACTTCTGGCCGTATTCCTCATAGCCATGTTCACATAGGCTTCTGGGGTCCACTCTCGCCCGCGCTTATCCACGAATGCCGGAATTCCTTTATCATTCAACTGTCTGATGCACCGTCTAACCGCCTGCTGTCTTGACTCAACACCACTCACCACTCCTCCAGCACCACTGTTCAGAATGTTCCATGCCTCCTGCGCTATATTGCTGACGAGACCCTTGTATTTCTCAGATGCCTTGTACAACATGACTGTGTTGCACATATTCAGCGTATCTTTCGCCTGTTTTCGGAAGCTATGCACTACACGCTTCACGTTCTTGCTCTTATCAGCCTGTACAGCTTCCTCAGCGAGCCCCCGCCTTGCCATGTATCGGAGTCCTGGTTCCATATTGTCGATAGCATCCTGTGCTGCTTCATTCAGCATTCTTTCAGTTGCAGTCTGACTTAATCCAGACATCTTGGCAATCAGCCGGATATTTTCCTGATTAAGCTTTCCAATCTCAGCCAGCTTCTGCATCAGCCACCTGTCAGTATCAATGGGTTGCTCCCACCCCTGTAGATGTCTGGCGATATTCTGTAATATTTGAGCCTCTAGATCAATATAGATGCCGTCCACAGGTTCTGCAAGCTGTTGGTTCTCCAGTATATTCACAAATTACCACCTACTCCTTATCACCTGGATCAGGCGCTTTGCCACTCTTAGAATCATCGGGGTCTTGATTCTCCTCACCCTCTTTCTCTTCGGGTGAATCATCCTCCTCGTCCAGTTCATCATCATCTCCTCCTGTCCAATCAATATCCTGTCCGGTAATTTGATTGTCTTGCCTGATTCGCTCTAATTCTTCCTGAGCTTCCTGTTCAGAGCACTTGTTAATCTCCATGATTGCAGTAAGCTTGGAACGAAGACCTGCATTCACAAGTTTAACATTCTTATCAATGAGTGAGTTGCTATCCTCAATGATAGAATCGTCAAAATCCACTGTCGCATCAATAGCTCCGCCAGTATCAAGAAACGATACCGCACGAACCATATTGATAATTACATCAGCTATCACAATGCAGTGCTTCTGTCGATTCTGATAGAGATCTGACTTGTCCGAAATTACTTCAGTTGCAGTTTTAACTCCACCAGAATCATAGCGGTATCTTCCAGCTCCCATTCCAACTTTAAGGCTCAGGAGATCTAATGACTTCTGGATGCCAAGTTCATGCTCCTGTGCCCGGATAGTCATATCAACTTCGGTCAGCTGATTGTTTCCGTTTCTATCTTCCGGAAGCAGATAATACACAGTATCGTTAGGATCAAAGGTCGGATTTACTGCGCCATCTTTTTCCATCTGTACTCTTGCCTGGCTAATCGGGACCATGATTCGTTTGCGTCCCAAAACGAATTCATTCATGTAGCTGTCATAGATAAGGTCACAGCCTTTCACCTCGTCAATTCCGTTCGCATATACGGATACTCCGAGCGGGCTGTCCAAATCTATGTTATTACAGATATTCGGCGTTATAATCTGGAATAACGGCTCTGCGCTCTTTGTAAATACCAGCTCTTCAATATCCTCCGGGGTTTCAATCTCTTTCCCGCTTTTTGCATCAATATAGACATTTTCAATGTAATACTGGTCGCTATTCTCTCCATCGTCAACCTTTCCGAACCGGTGCATCTGCAGATATATGACTTCTTTTCCGTTCAACATCTTCGCTGTTCCAAACGCACACTCTGTAATATCCCCATTATCCCAAGACAGCGGGTATATCATATCGGCACGAATATAATCAATAATCACTTTACCATCTGCATTTAGATACTCCACGAAAGCTCCAGTGCCGAGTGCAAAAGCTTTTTCAATAAGCCGATTTCCCTGCTTAGAAAAATTATTGTATCTAAGTATTTCCGATAACCGTTCACTATATTTTCCAGCCTTAATGGACACCTTTTCATTCAAAAGCAGATTCGCCCAGTCCTCACAGACTGTCTTAGCCATTCCCAGCTTATAGCGCTCCTGCTTCGTCGTAACTGCTCCATTGTATAGCTTATAGTGGTGGAACTTCTCAACGTCGTTCTGATACCACTCCAGCCATTCATCAATATGGTCATATGTTTCATCTGGTACTGCGGGATATCCTCTCTGTACCAGATACTCTTTCACTCTCTTATATGTGCTATCTCTCACGTTTCCACCTCCTATGCTGCAATATACATAATTTCATCTTGTATGCTTTCTGTACTGTATTCTGTACTGTCCAGACTATCAACGTTCATCTCACCATCATCCAGTCGCACGTCCATGTTCTTTTTCTTTTCGTCATATACTGCCTCTTCAAACGCAGCAATGATATGTGTGCAATGCTTCATGACCTTCCATCTATGCTGTGCTATCAAGCTGTTGTAGAATGCTATCCGGTCATTAATCGGACCCTTGATGGCATTCTTAATATCAATTACCACATGCTCCTGAATGCAAGCCATCTCTAATCCGGATATCAATGTCTGCTCTGCACTGTCACAATATGCTTCATACACCTTGTACTTCGATTGCGCCCTCCGGACAAAATCAATGAAATCGTCCTGAAGCTGTTTTGGATTGATACGCTTCTTGCAGTAATACTCATCTAATACAACCACCTGCTTGAACCCTTTTGTGAATCCCGTCAGTGTAAAGGAATGAGCCGACTTCGTACCTCCGAAATCGACTCCGATCACTGCATACATAATCTGATTATCTTTAAGCCACTTCCGGTCAACGAGATAATCTTTCGTGTGATTGGCAAACTGTTGATATATAAGCCCGTCCGCTGCAACCCATTTTCCGAGAATAAAACGCTTATAGAACACACTGCCATGTGGCCATGCTCTGCGGTATCTCTCCAGTACCTTCGGTGATAGGGTAAGGTTATCTGTCATCATGAAGTGCAGATGATATACTTTCTTCTCTATTGCCTGGAGAATATACTCTTCCCGGATATAATGGTGTGGTCCCGCCGGGTTGCAGTTCATCCAGATCTTAGCTCCATCAATTGAACAACGTCCGATTGCCTGATCTACAAAACTCTTCGGGAACAATGCTGCCTCATCAAGATAAGCTCCTGCTGCAGTGAGCCCCTGCAGAGCGTCCTGTGCTGCTTCCGTATTGGCTCCATACAGGTAATAGGTGTTCGTGCCAATCTCAATCCTTGCATCCGTTCCGGAGCGCACGTAATTGTATGGCCAGCCCCATGCTTCAAGAATTTGTAGCATAGGTCGAATTACATTCTTCTTTAGTGCTCCCATTGTCTTTCCGGCCAGAATAAAAGACTGACCTGTGAACATCTCCTGCGACCAAGTGAGGAAGCCAATAATGCAGGCTATAGTCTTTCCTGATCGGATGGCTCCATCCGCCACCACAAAATCGCATTGCGAGCTGACCAGTGGAGGCCTCCACCAGTGCATAAGTTTCTGCTGCTGAATAGAAAATGGGGAAAACTTAAACTTCGCTGGCTTCTTCTGTACCTTCGGCATCTTCATCTACCTCCACTTCACCAGCAAACAGATTATCTAAATCTTCCTGTGTCGGTCTCATAGCTTTCAGGAAATCACGGATATTCTCATCCTGATTGTCCGTATCACCAATCTCCTGATCTCTGGCTCTCTTGGCTCTATCTGTTCGAATCTTCTGTTCCTCCAGATCAGCCTCAGACATCTCTGTCTGGCCAACGGTCTTCATGATAGCTTGATAAGCTTTCACATCTCCCAGTGACGCCTGCTGGATCATAGCCATTGCTATGACTTCCTCGTAGGTGCTCTCGCCACCATCTGACCGTAATATATCTGATAGACCATCAACTTCCACCTGCATAGTTAATAGCCTATTCATCGTATCCCTGAGAGCTGCTTTTCTGCGCCTGGTCTCACCACTTCTTTTTCCACCCCTTGAACGCATTTCTCTTTCTTCGCTCTCACTTCGATTGCCTTTCCCATATGGGATTAAGTTTTGTTCATTCGCCACTTCACCACCTTCAATTCTGGTATATTTTTAATGGACCATGCAGGATTCGAACCTGCGACATACCGGTTATGAGCCGGTTGCTCTAACCTGCTGAGCTAATGGTCCTAATTTGGGTATTAGAAAAGCACCCCGGAGGGTGCTATGATTCTAATCAATTTTCTTTGATTATCATAATATACTTTTTCATTGATAATTTTCTCTAATTATTCATTTCATGATTTTCTTCCCAATACAGTAATTGCTTTTTATAATCATACACACCTATTTGCATAGCAACCGTAATTAACACAATACAAAATAGGCTTGTTAAAAAAATTCCAATTCCAACTTTTAAAGAATAGAGAAAAAATATAAAAGGAATGTACAATCCCATAAAAATGTTACTGATTGCTTCACTTATATAAAGCAGTTTTTCCAGATCTTTTTTACTATTTATACTTTTACATTTCACATGGAAGTCATGCATTATTATTACAGCAATAACCGAAAGAACTACAAATCCCAAATATACACAACACATAAAATTCCCCTCCGCATTTATTATATTTTCTATAATATCTCTTTTTCCACTATTATACAACACAAAACACCCGCACATCACTGTGCAGGTGCCTCTTAGGTTTTATATACGGGAAGACGAGCCGCAAGGATTCAGCCCTTGGCTCAAGTATTATTATACATATGCTTTTTATGTTTTTTATGCGTTTTTCAAATAATTATCAATTCGTCTGCTTATTCTGCTCTGGTCCATATGTAGCTTCTTTGCTACTTCATTCTGCCTTACTGCTTTTCGTCCATCAACGAAATAGCTTCTGAATATCCGGTGTGTCATACTATCCTGTATTGCTTCCACAAACTGCTCGACTTCTTCACATTCTTTCTCCAGTCGTTCCTTCCGCTTCAGATCACGGTCCTGTAACCTTTCATATTTATCCTGGTCAAACCCGACAACACTCTGTGGCATCGGATATCCCTTACTGTAATCGAATACTACGTCGTTGCCTATCATCGTATCAGACTTCCAACGATTCTGTAGCATATAGTCCAGTTCCAATATCTCTGCTTTGTTACTCCGGTATGCTGCTAGTCTCTCTCTTGTCATCTGCTCCACCGGCATCCCCTCCAATCTTGTACTTCCCCTGCAGATACTTCAACACATCCACATTCTGATACGGCTTACGCTTCATGCTCTGCACTGCCTTTTTATCCGGTGGATGTTCTGACATCTCTGCATATCTTTCCTCTTTATCTGCTCTGAAAGTCTTTTTGCTATTTTCATTCATCTCTTCCACCTCGCTTAACAATTTTAATGGCTTCAATAAACGCTTCATATCTTCCCTGACTCACTCCATCGTTGTATTGGGCTTCTCCATCTCCATCTCCTAGTTCACCACACATATCAGGTCTGCTGAGTTCTACTTCTCGAAGATTTTCAAGTTCTTCAACAACTTTCTCCACATCAAACACTGTCGGTTGTTCCTCTACCATCCCGCATATATCCGCACTACAATTTACAGTGTCAACCGCGTATACACCACGTGTTATCTTTTCTTTAAAATACTCTCTTACTTTTTCCTCTAACTTGTTCGCATCAATTGGTCTCAGCATAATCATTCTCCTTTGTACGGTTTCGGCAATGGCATCCAAGCATTTACAAACATCCCATGATTAGAACATGTTATAGTATCATTACTTAAATAGAATGCACCGCCTTCTTCATCTTCCTCATATCGTCCAACAGCTGTAGTTTCAAGGTTTTCGAATGAAAGTAAAACTTCTTTATTATTTTCTGGAAGTTTCTCGCTTATCGGAATCCACCCCTGATACCATTCTTGATCATTAAATGTCTCTCGTATCGTATTTCCAACATGAGCATATGTATCTAAATCTTCTCCATTGCTTCCATCACCCATTATCCATTTAAGATCATTAGCTAAATCATCATATAGTTTTTCTGCATCTACTAACCACATATCTTTACCGTGCTCCCTTAACCTTGTAATTCCTGTCATTCGTTCTTATTGACAGATCTATCCCCATCTCCTCTCGCACAGTGTCGAGAACATCTTTCCATTTCAACATGTCATCCAGCAAGCATTCTGTTTTCTGGTTGAATCGCTTGATAAATCGTTCGCATCTCTGCCTTCCAAAATCAAACTCATCTCTAATTGTCAGAACTGACAGTGCTAAAATAGTGTCACATGTCATTGCTTTAATTTTCTCTGTTGCCTTCTCCGTTTCCTTCTTGCACATCACTGTATTTATTCCTGTAATGTTTCGGAACTTGATTTCTTGTTTGAGTGCTTCCACTCCACCCTCTTCTACCAACTTAAGAGCCATCTGCAATCCATCTGCTCTTCCAGATGCGTATTCATCTACTTTTGCCATTGTTATACCTCCCAATCCTGTCCAGCACCGGAGTTTCCTGCAATTCTATTACTGAACGCTGTTGTTCTTCCGTTTACACCCCATGCATAGTTGAGTCCTTTATCCGGGTTACAGCCCTGCCACCGCATCGAGGTTTCGTACAGATTTTTGAAATCATCTGTGTCGTAATCTTCTTTTGGATGTTCTGCCACATATCTCTTCGCTGCACCTTTTGTGCCATATCCACATTTAGGTACCAGATTTATGAATTCTTCTCTCTTCATTTTCCTTCTCGGAGCAAAGGATCCTTTCACGCTGGCCAGCAAATCTCCTGCTCCTTTCTTCAATCATCCAACAACTGCACTTCCAACGAATCCATATCATAATCCCTACGCTTAAAGTTATTCAGGTTCTTCACAGGAGACTTCGACTTCTTCCTTGGAGCATCAGTCTTCTTAGTTGTTGTCTTGTAAAATGACTTCCAACCACTCACTGTTGCCTTCTTAACAATAGCAAGTCGTTCTGCATCGTTGTCTGCAATCTTCTGTAACTCTTCTCTCAACGCATTTTCCTGCTCTGGTATCAGTTCCCCAAAATTATGTTTACGGACAAGAAGATACGTCTGAAAGGGTTGTTCCAGTTCTGGTGAAAATTGCTTTATATTATATATATTATTTACTTTACTTTTCTTTATAGGGGACATATCATCATTTGCAGACTGCACATTGCTATTTGTCGGTTGCACATCCGATTTTAGGCTGACTTTAACTAAGCCCTTGCATTCTTCGGATTTCAAGAGCCAATATTCTTGGTATACAGTTTTACTCCGTCGTTCCGAAAGCACCGCCCAAAAACGACGTTGGATACCTCTACTGGTAAGCACTCCCCACTCATCAAATAACCTCTTATCAAAGAGATCCACTTGCAAGCAGTAGTCCACAGTCTCCTTAACTGTACCAGAATTGATGCCGCCGCCCATCTTCCTTGCAGTCGTTGCACAGTCGTCATAACCCCATTCGTAGTAATATCCATTTGTTTTATATGCTCTTTGACACAAAAAGAAATATATCCCGAAGCCTTTCCATCCCTTTGCATCAAGGAGCTTATCTATTTTCTTATCGCCATCAAATATATCAACCGACCATCCAGCATAATCAATCCCCTGCTTTGGTCGTCCTGCCAATTTTAATTCTCCTGACTTTCTGTCTTATATTCCTCTACCGTCACATCCAGACCTTCCTCGGCTGAATACGTCTTCTTGGCAGCTACAAACACAATCTGTGTATCATCCTTGTAAGCCACCCCATTCAATGCATCTGCAATTACCTTTACAATATTATCAATATCCGGCTTTTTGATTACCGGAATCTCTCCGGATAACATCTGCAGCTTTTTCTTCTTGGATGTGCTTTTTGGCGGTTCAAACCTTGCTACAATCCGAAGTGCTACCGGAACTTCCTTATCAAATTTTATTCCTTTAGCAGCAT